TCTCCGGCACTTCATTTGCCCCAGCACACTGGAGATGGTGGTTATCCAGGCATTACCCCAAGAGACGGCAGGATCGTGTTGACCGGGAATGGCGCACTTGGAAATGGCACGCGCTCGGCGTCGATATCGACTTGGAATTTCGTCCCAGTCGTCATCAGCACGCTAACGTTATATGTTGGCGTAATCCTATCTGGGGCTTGCACTCGCGTGATCGAGAGGTTGGCAAAATACCCAGAATATTTCTGTTGCGTGAAAGCAACATAATAGTCTGGGGCGATTTGCTGCAGCACGCTGGTTTTGGCCGGTATACCGAAATTGCCATAGAATGGCGACTCGCCCAGATTTAGTTTTAGAACCTGGACGAGCGCCGTTAGGAAGACGTATTCATTGTTTCCGGCGCTGTCGGTGCTGACCTCAAACCACGATTTCGCGCCTAACTCGTCCGTCACTCTCCCGTAAACCCTCACTTCTCGCCCACCTTCTTTTTTGAGCATCACTCATAGCGAGTCTCGCCTCCTTGGATGGAACATGCCCAAGGTGAGAAATACTAAGTTTATTTCTGTGGTCTTGAGAGAGCGGCTTACCGAGATGGATAGCGCCAATCTTTCTTTTCGTTTCCACCTGGCACGGCCTCGTTTTACGCCCGGTGAGCGTGGCGCTTAGTCTCTTCCTCTGTTCTTCAGGCATCACTTTGCCCTTGTGGGCTTCTGAAATCTTTAGCCTGTGCTCACAAGACATCGGGCCGAGCGGTATCCCTTTCCTGGCTTTGGAAAGGTTTTTGCAACGCCCTTTCGACCATTTTATGCCGGTCAATTTTTCTCGGATAAGTTGCCGAGTCGCATCTGTTTGAATTCTTCCAGAAGATCCTTGGCCGCCAGCGGACATATTAACCAATGGCCCGCCATCGTTTTCCCTGCCAATGGCAGAAATAAGAGCCATCTCTAATGAGAAGGCGTCTTCTTCGAGCAATCCATTCCGCACAATAACTATCGGCGGCTCCCCGTTTGCTTCTCTAATAAGCCGCTCCAGACCTGGGTTGTACGCTCTATTGCGGCGTTTCCAACGCGCGTTCTTGCCTTTCCCTACGTAGCGCGGAATTCCATCAGTGCTAAACAAAACATATACGTAAAATTCGTCCACTTAGAAATCTTCCTAATTTCCCAGCGCAACACGGATCAGCTGCGCTGGGATTGTTCACCAAATCACTCTGCCGCGACGAAGTCTTCGGCCTCGACTAGGGTGCCGGTTTCGATTTCAGCGAGTTTCTTCATGCGCAACACTTCGAATTGTGCAATCGCTTCCTTGCGGGCAGGATTGCGGCTGGCGTATGCGCTACCGAGAACAGGATCTCCGGCAACGAAAAGCCTGTTGCTAACTTCGTATGTGATGCCAAAGAACTTGGATCCAGCTTCACATCCAGTGCTGTCGTCAAAATACGGGATGCTGCCGGTATTCGGGCTGAAGCCAAACCCCTCGGAATTGAACCATGCATCTTTCGCGCAGTTGCCAAGCGTGCAATGCGGCCACGAGCTGATGCAATAATCTTCGTCCTTGATGCTGCGCAGAACACGTAAGGCGTTATCGATACGCTCAACATAAGTATCCATGCCAACCTCCTAAAACCCTTCCGGGTTGCCAGACTGGGCGCGCCTCTTTCGTCCGGCAATTTGGCCCGCCCTAATTCTTTCCCAAGCCTCAGCAGAGAATTTCTTTCCGCGCTTCGCGGCTGAAATTCTTTCGCACTGCTCCGGAGTTCGTTTGCGACCTGTGTTCTTTGCATTGACGGCCGCTCTAACCGATGGATCTCTGTTCCTTAAGGCGGCGCTTATCTTCTCGCAGATTTCTGTATGGTGGCTTACGCCCGTCTTTTTGAGACTAATTATCGACTTTGTTTCTTCCGAATGCCGCCGCCCATACATCGGGCCGATCTTTCCTCGCCAATACCCCATTTTGTATTTTGTCTCGGCGGAAAAGTTTCGATTCCCTTCGCCGCCGCCAGACATATTCACCAATGGTCCGCCATCATCTCTTCTGCCGATGGCGGCAATCAATGCAATTTCTAACGCAAACGCGTCATCTTCCGTTAACCGATCGCGCACAATGACAACAGGCAGCCCTTTAGGCGAGGTTCCTAGAATGTTTTCTAACCATGGGTTTCTAGGTTGACAAAAATGATATTTCCATCGGTTGCCGCTGCCCTTGCCTACATAGCAAGGAGACCCATTTGGACGAAAATAAATATAGACATAAAATCGGTTCATGCGCGATTTCTCAGAAGCCCTCTGGATTACCCAACCCTAACGCTATCGCATAGCAAAAAGTATCCAAAAGATCGTCGGCACGTTTATATGCGTCTTTATCGCCCATGCGGAACCCGGTAACCTGCGTAAGGAAATGGTTGCGGCTTACCCCTTTATAGATAACCGTCTTGTCGAAAGCGGCCTGGGTGATTTTCACCTTGCCTTGCGTGAAGGCCCCAGAAGCGTTCAGTGCCCTTGCGTCCTTGCCGAGCATCGTCAGCTCGTTTTCGATGGGATGGGCCGCCCAGCCCCTGTTTTTGGCCTGCTGGAGCAGGATTATGCCGGAGCCCCTGTCTTCGATCCAGGCGCCGACCGATCCGAACCGCGATCTGTGCGCCCTAGCTAGCTCTTCGAGCCTGGAATAGACGCCGGGAAGCCAGCTCTCCAGGGTTGCGCCCTCGACTTGGACGATGTCCCAATCTAGCAGAATGAGCGGAAAATTGTCTCCTAGGACGTTGACCGCCCAATAAGACACTGCCGTCCCGTCGTTTTCCTTCCCATCCTTGATGGCAGTGTCAATGACGGCAAATACCCTGTCGCAGCGCGGCGGCGGCGGAAGCGGCTTCCCGTCCTTGAACATCAGATCGATGGTGAAGAACGCTACGCCAGACCAATCGATGAACTCAGCTAAATATTCCTGCTTATAGAATAGATGGTGTACAGTTTTTTGCAGCCTATCCAATTCATCCGCTGGCATATACGGATTGCCGTGGCTAGGCGCCCAATATTCTTTAAACCCGTGCTCTGGCTCGTTGCAGATCTTCCAGAAAAACTGCTCGATATCAATCCCATTCGTATTGCTTGCGACAATGCATCGCCCGCGCAAGTCAAGCAACGTCGGCTGAATTGAGCCCTTCCAGATATTCATCATATCTGAGCTGGCGAATGCAGCTTCGTCAATCAGCACAGTTTTGTATTTTCTGCCGCGCCCTGCGGTTTCGTCGTTCAGCGTCCAGAACTCAATCTTACCAGCGCCGTCAAGGCCGGTTTCCTCGTAGCTTCCGTTACGGATACGGATAACGCGCGCTATCTGAGATGCCGAGACGATTATCGGCCTTAGTTTGTCTTCGCACCACTTGTAGAATTCATGGACACGCATATAGTCCATTGCGAAATATCCTACAGGATACCCCGCTATCGCATCCATGCATGCGATTATTCCTAAGAATTCCGTTTTTCCCCAGCGACGCCCGCACCTGAGAATAGAGTACCGCGCGCCATTTAAAGACTTATATGCTTCGATTTGCCCGCTATGGAACGTCGGGAGCTTAATCGGTATCCTCTGCGTCGACATGCTCTAGATCAATACCGTTCCCAGTGTGTTCCAGCTTTGGCAATCCACCTTCGACTGAGATGACGAGCTTGCTTGGCTCGTGTTCTGCAATCTGCTTGACAATCCAACCCATACGGCGTTCTAGCCAAAACTCAGTCGCGCGTAGCTTCGTCTTGGGATCTGGGCAATGCATCATTGTATCATACAGAGAACCAATCGCATCCATGTTGGCTTTCCACATTCCCTCATGTAACTCTCTGCGGAAATGTTTCTGAAGAGTCATCTTGGCGATGCCATGGCCATCATTCAACATCTCCGCCATCTTATCTTGCGGTACACCGACAGATGCAGCAAGAAAGACCACCTTGCGCTCCTCTTTAGTCGGAACATATTCTGGCCTGCCCCTGCCGTTCGGCTCTTCTGCCTCTGGTACTCCGTTCGCCTTGCGAACTCTGTTTTTTGGGAACCCCGACATAATCTATTCCTTGTAACCACCATGCGCTAATTTCTTGGATGTTAGCCGCGACGAGTTCTTTTTGTTTCGGCTCGAGATGACGCCAGGGATCGCGCGCGGCGCCGCGCATCCTACGCTTCAAGGCTTCTGCTCTTTTTGCATAGCCGCAGGTGCTGTCGCAGCTTGATGCAGGTCTCGCATTTGGTTCAGCTGATCCTGCATATCCTTGAGCTTTTCAGAGACCGTGTATTGGCCACCGAAGTCCTTGCGCAAATCATCGATCTGCTTGCGCATTTCCATTATGCTCTCTTTGATTTGGTCCCAGTGCGTGACGTGCTCGGCTCTCGTCACCTGGTTGTCGCGCAGAAAGGCGACGTCAGATCTGCCAGAGGCAATTTCTTGCTGCAAGTTTTCGACCGACTTATCGGTTCGCAGTTTGAATTCAGCATGCTCATCTTTCGACAGCTTTTTATCCAGCTGGGCGATCGTAAAGTCACCCATCTTTTCTAAGTTCTGCGTGTCGGTAGCAGCTGTCGACCCTATGGACGTCTGCAGATCCCGCAACTGCTCATGAAGAGGCATGATAACGCCGGCATAAATTGCGGATAGGGCAACGCCGACGACGGTTAGCGTCTGCAGTATGTTTCCATACCTGCCGGACCAGTTATACCCGTTTGTCTGCTCTGCCACTGGCGTCTCCGATACGAGCGTCAACAGATAACGCCCACAGCCAGCCAGCGACAAATGCCCAGGAAATTTCGGATCTAATGCCCGATTGTTGCGCGTTTAGCGATGCGCTTGGCAATTTTCTTCACTTCTGTCACGGGGATGCAGATGACGTTCTTTCTTCCAAGCGCAATCTCTCCGTGCTCTTTAAGCCCGGCGCCATATAGTTCATCGCGGATCATGTCCAGCAAGTCTGGTTTCATGATTCTGAGTTGCGTCTTAACCTTGATTTTCTTTGGCTCTTTCGCAGTCACGCTCGGCTACTCGTCATCGCCCCATCCGAGGATGCCCCCAGGAACCGCCAGAGCTGCACGCGGAACCTCCAAAGCGGCCTCAGGAACGTCTAGGGCTGCCCTAGGTACCGCCATGATCGCGCTAATAGGGTTCCACCTGTGGTCAGCATAGGAATACTGATAATATCTCGGCGCATGTGGCGCATACCCATAATGGCGAGGGCAGTAATGCGCAGATGCCGGGGTGATTGCGGCCGCAGCCACAGTCGCCATTAGTCCAAAAGCTACGCTCTTCAACATTGGTTTACTCCTTCGGCTACCCATCTTTCTTCCGCTTCAGAAAGGCGACGCATTCAACAAATGTGGCTACAACTAGTGCGCTTTGCGCGAACAGATTGTACGGGTGCGGCGCCCAAAGACAAAGTGCGAAGATAAACCCAACCCAAATATGGGCGAATGCTTCATACGTCCCCGCCCACGTTAATCCGTGGCCTGGTATCATTGCGCGTCCGATGATAACGAGGACTGTCGATATGAGGATGAATGTCGCCATCGCTGATTGCCTGCAATAGCATTTCTTCGATACGATCGACCCTGACAAGCATCTTCTCGATTTGATGCTCTACAAGCAGTAAACGGATGTCGGCCTTAACATCAGCGTCAATCATGGTCGAAGCTTTGTTCCCACGCTTCGTAGCACCCTGTACCCTGCGGGCATGCGGCTGGCGCATCGGTCGCAAGGAACATGCGGAAGGCGGCGATAGCGAACGCTAATAGAGCAAACCATAGCAAGTCACTAGGGCGAGGGGCGCGAATCATCATAGCTTTAGCCAATGCGCCCCGATAAAGACACCAAGGCCGCCAGCTAGAGACACCAATATTTGTAAGTGCTTTTGAACGAAGTCGGCCAGATCAGCTATGTGGCTTAAGAT